GGGAACTGCACCGTATTGCAAAAGCAAAGGGCATCAAACCAATTCTTGGCGTAGAAGGCTATATGACAAGTAATATGAATGACAAGAGAGCAAAGGCAGAACGCACTGATCCTCTTGACTTAAATTATCATCATATAGTTCTTCTCGCTAAGGATCAAACAGGTCTAGAAAACCTTAATAAGATTAATGAAATTGCTTGGACTGAAGGTTTCTTTAGTAAGCCAAGATTTGACTTTGATGTATTAAAGAAATACAAAGAAGGAATCATTGTAACATCTGGCTGTCTTAGTGGATGGATTGCAAAAGCGGTAGAACTAGGTGAACTAGCAACAGCAAAGCGACATATGCAATGGTTTAAAGATGAGTTTGAAGATGACTATTATATTGAAGTAATGCCACATAATTCTGCTGAGATTAATAAAGGAATTATTGAATTAGCAGATGCAATGAAAATTAAGATTGTTGTTACACCAGACTGTCATCATTCCGACCCAAGCCAAAAAGAAATTCAAGAGTTGATGCTTATTCTAAATACTCATGCTAAGTTAGAAAAAGATGCAACTTATGAGAAGTCCAAGAAAAAAGAAACATTTATGGACAGACTTGATTATCTTTATGGTGCAGACCGCATGATGAGTTTTAATAAGTTTGATATTCACTTATTGTCATATGAAGAAATGAAGAGTGCCATGCTTAACCAGGGTATTGATCGTGAAGATATGTTTACATCTACAATAGAAATTGCTAACAAGGTTAAAGATTATGATATTAAAGAAGGATTAAATCTTCTACCAGTACAATACCCAAAGCCAGGAGAAGAACTAAAAAAACTTTCTCTTGAAGGATTAAAAGAACGTGGTCTTGAAGGAAAACAAGAATACATTGACAGACTTGATGAAGAACTAACAATCATTAATGATAAGAATTTTGCTCCATACTTTCTTGTAGTTCGCAATATGCTTAACTGGGCAAAGAAAGAAGACATCATGGTTGGTCCAGGACGTGGCTCTTCTGCTGGGTCTTTACTTTGCTACACTCTTGGAATCACAGATATTGATCCACTAAAGCATGGATTACTGTTCTTTCGTTTTATTAATCCAGAACGTAATGACTTTCCTGATATTGATACAGACATTCAAGACTCAAGACGTGATGAAGTTAAAGATTATCTAGTTAGACAGTATCGACATGTTGCATCTATTGCTACATTCTTACAGTTTAAAGATAAGGGTGTTGTTAGAGATGTTGCTCGTGCACTCAACATTCCATTACCAGATGTTAACAAGGTTTTGAAGACTGTTGATACTTGGGACGATTATTGTGGTTCAAGAAATGCTGCTTGGTTTAGAGAAAAGTATCCAGAAGTAGAACTATATGGAGATCAACTACGTGGACGTATTAGAGGTACTGGTATCCATGCTGCTGGAGTTGTTACTAGTAAGGATCCAATCTTTAAGTATGCACCACTAGAAACACGATCAGTTACTGGTAGCGAAGGTCGTATTCCAGTTGTTGCTGTAGATATGGAAGAAGCAGAAAGAATTGGTCTGATTAAGATTGATGCACTTGGACTTAAAACTCTTAGTGTACTTAAAGATACATTAGACATGATTGAAGAAAGAGATAAAAAGAAGATTAATCTTTTAGAGATTGACATGGATGATAAAAATGTCTATCAGATGCTTTCTGATGGATATACAAAGGGTGTGTTTCAGTGTGAAGCAGCACCATATACAAACTTATTAATTAAGATGGGTGTGAAGAACCTATCTGAACTTGCTGCATCTAATGCTTTGGTACGCCCAGGCGCTATGAATACTATCGGTAAAGACTATATTGCACGTAAGCATGGACGTCAAAATATCGACTATACTCATACTATTCTAAAACAATTTACGGAGGATACATATGGCTGCATTCTTTACCAGGAACAAGTTATGCAAACATGCGTACAACTTGGCGGTATGTCCATGTCGGAAGCAGATAAAGTTAGAAAGATCATTGGAAAGAAGAAAGATGCTAAAGATTTTGATGAGTTCAAAGACAGGTTTATCAAAGGTGCTTCTGCCTATATTGCTCCCAATCAGGCTCTTGATTTATGGCATGACTTTGAGGCACATGCGGGATACTCGTTCAACAAGTCTCATGCGGTTGCTTACTCTACGCTCTCGTATTGGACGGCGTGGCTAAAGTATCACTATCCTTTGGAGTTCATGTTTGCATTATTAAAGAATGAAAAAGATAAAGATACTAGAACGGAATACTTGATTGAAGCAAAAAGAATGGGAATACCAGTTAAGTTACCTCATATTAATGATTCAGATAAAGATTTTAAAATTGAGGGTAAAGGTATTAGGTTTGGACTATCAGCGATTAAGTTTATATCTGATACGATTGCAGAAAGATATATTCAGGCTAGGCCTTTTAAAACATTTAAAGAAGTAGAAGAGTTTACTTTTACAAAAGGTAATGGAGTAAATACTCGTGCACTAAATGCTATGAGATCTGTAGGAGCACTTACATTTCCAGACCATCCTGCCAATGCAGAAGAGGTAAAAGAAAACCTCTATGAATATTTAAACCTTCCTGAGTTTAATACTTCTATCCCACAACACTATTATGCATATTTAAATGATGTAGAAGAGTATGAGGAAAAAGGAGCATTCATCTTAATGGGTATGGTAAAATCAATTAAGAGAAGCAAAGGTTGGTCTAGGGTAGAGTTGTTAGATAAAACAGGATCTGTTGGTATTTTTGATGATGAAAACACTACTATTGAGGCTGGTAGAACATATATTCTTTTAGTAAGCGATAATAGAATTATGTCGGCCGTTCCAGCAGATGAAGTTAAAGAATCAAAAGATGCTTTAGTTAAGTTTTTAAATTATAAAATGTTACCATTTAAAGAAGGCGAACACTTTGTTGTATCATTTAAACCAAGAATAACAAAAACTGGTAAGAAGATGGCATCTCTGACGTTGGCAGATTCTGGTAGAGAACTACATGCTATTACTGTTTTCCCAACATCATTTGCTAGAGCGTATATGACTATTGAAGCAGGCAACGCATATAAGTTTAAGTTTGGAAAGACAAAGGATGGCACTGTTATAATGGATGAGGTGGAAAATGTTTGATGATTTAGCAATTAAGTTACACGAAACGGCAGTAGAAAAAGGATTTTGGCCTGAAGATATTGATGATATATTCATTGCAAAACAATGCATGATGATTGTGTCAGAAGTAACTGAGGTTATGGAAGCAGTACGAAAAGATAAAGGTGAAGAAGAAATTGCTAAAGAAGTTGCTGATATTTTAATTCGCACTCTTGATTTATATGCAGGAATGGTAGAAGCAGGTTATACAAAAATGTCTCTCGACTACGCATTTGATGAGAAGACTCAGTTTAATAAAACTAGACCAGAAAAACACGGGGTAAGATTCTAATGGCGGTAACAATTGAAGATGTGTTGGCACAATTAAATCCAAAATTACGTAAGACAGTAATGGCTGGAGACACAATTCCAGCAACACAGTACGCTGCAACGCCAAGTTTTGGTCTTAATAAGGCTTTAAATGGTGGTCTACCATATGGTCGTCAAGTTCTTATTTGGGGGTCAAAGTCTTCTGCAAAGTCATCTCTGTGTCTTCAGATGATTGGTTTAGCACAGAAAGAAGGAAAGATCTGTGCATGGATTGATGCTGAGATGTCATATGATAAGAAGTGGGCAGAAGGCCTTGGCGTAGACACATCAAAACTTATTGTTTCACAATGTAGAACAATTAATGAGATGGTTGATATTGGAACCAGTCTTATTAATGCTGGTGTAGACATGGTTGTGGTTGATAGTATTACTTCACTTCTACCAGCAATTTACTTTGAAAAAGATTCAGACGAACTGAAGCAACTTGAGAATACAAAACAAATTGGTGCAGAGTCTCGTGATTTTAGCAACGCATGGAAGATGATAAATTATGCAAATAACAAGGTTAAGCCTACACTGTTTGTGCTTATTAGCCAAAGTCGTAACAATATTAGCGCTATGTATACTAGCCAGCAGCCTACTGGTGGTCAGGCTACTAAGTTTTATTCCTCTACGGTTATTAAACTATTTTCTTCAGAATCGGACAATCAAGCGATTAAAGGAAAAATTCATGTTGGTGACAAACTAATTGAAGAAAAAATTGGTCGTAAAGTTTTGTGGCAATTGCAGTTCTCTAAGACTTCTCCTGGTTTTCAATCTGGAGAGTATGATTTTTATTTTAGAGGAGACAATGTAGGCATTGATAGTATTGGCGATCTTGTTGATACCGCTGAAATGGCAGGACTCATAACAAGAACTGGAGCATGGTATCAACTTGAAGATGGTACTAAAGTACAGGGTAGAGAAGGTTTTATTAATAGAGTAAAAGAAGATCTTGATCTACAGGACTCATTAAAGAATAAACTTCTAAATGGCTGAAGAAAAATTTTTTCATGTTCCAGGACAGTTTATTTGTCAAAAGTGTAAACAGGATGTTACTGCAGCAAGATTTTGGTATGAAACTGGCGATGTAACATGGATGTGTGTAACTAAACATATATCTAGAGTCGAACTAGTAGCCAAGAAGAAAAAGAAACAGGACTTCTAAGATGAGCGAAAGAGGCGAGAGCAAAAGAATTGGCGCCAAGCAGCACAAGAACTCTGGTAGAAATACTCACAAGGGTGATGCAACTTGGAGAAACTTTACTGTAGACTTTAAGGAGTATCCAAAAGGAATTACAGTAAATAAAGACATTTGGGCAAAAGCAGTAACAGATGCAATAAGAAATGGTAATGATCCTGCACTATTCCTAGTGCTTGGTGAGGGTAATTCCAAGGTAAGACTTGCAGTAATTGAAGTAGAAATGTTAGAGCAATTAACGGAAGGGTATGAAGATGACACAGCAAAATGAATCAGGACAGACAACAATTGATATGGTAAATGGTTTAGCAGAAATTGCAGACTATATGCAAGATGAAGAGTTGACTGTTGCCTTGACTATGATTGCTAAATTAATTATTAAGCCAGATATTCCACCACATGTGGCAAGCCTGGAGATCGTAAGGCTACAAGCAATAGCAGCAAAAATGTCATTTAAGGCTACTTGGTTAACAAATGTAGACAAGAGCGATAGAGCAAAAAAGAATATTTATTACACGGCAGCAGAAGCAATTAACGATTTGGTCTCAGCGCTTAAATACATAATGCGCTAACCTGATATACTTATATAAACAAAGGAATATAATGACGAAGAACTTATTAAAAGAGATTATGCTTAAGCCTAGTGAAGAGAACGATCCGTTTGATACGGCTAAGTTTGTTGAAACAATTCAAAATGGGTATCTTGCAGATCGTGGTACAAAGTTTCAAACCAAGAAAACATTTGGTCCATCTACTATTGCATATGGACATGGAGAATGTCCTAGATATTGGTACCTAGCATTTTCTGGTGCCAATTTTGAAGATAACAATACTCCATATGATGTAGCAAACATGACTAATGGAATTATTTCACATGAGCGTATTCTTGGAAAAGCATTCGCAGGTTCTGGAATTCTTATTGATACAGAGTTTGACTTGCGTGAGTCAGATCCTCCAATTTATGGCAAGGTAGATGGTTTAGTTAAGTGGCAAGATGAAGAAGTAGTTGTAGAAGTAAAGACAACTAATGAAATGGTTTTTGAATATAGAAAGAGAACCAACAAGCCAAAGGCTGGTCACGTAATCCAGTTACTTATTTATATGAAAGTACTTAAGAAGGCTAAGGGTGTTTTGGTTTATGAAAATAAAAACAATCACGAACTTCTTGCTATACCAGTTGAGATTAATGAAAACTATATTAACTGGATAGACCAAGCATTTGAATGGATGAGAGTTGTTCGTAAGGCATGGGAAGATAAAGACCTTCCTATGAAAAATTATAGAGCAAACGCAAAGATTTGCAAGAACTGCCCATTGAAGTCAGACTGCGATAAAGCGGAGGCGGGAGTTATTAAAATTGCATCTCTGGAGGAATTGAGTGAAACGATGTGATAGGTTTGAATGTGAAAACCACTTCAAACCAAAAGTAAGTTATCAAATTTATTGCAGCGAAGATTGCAGAGATCTTGCTACAAAAGATAAGATTGCTGAAAGATATCAAGTAACTAAAAGACAGAAAAGATTAGGCAAAATTAGAAAATGCCTTGGTGGATGTGATGTTCAACTATCTATATATAATGATTCTGGATTTTGCTCTAACTGTAATGTTAGTGAAAAAGCAGTAGCAAAAATGTTAAAAGAGGTAAAGGGGTTTTTTGATTATGAACAAGAATAGACCAGAAAGAATTTGTGCAATAGATGCTAGTACTAATAGCCTTGCTTTTGCTATTTATATTTCTGGAAAACTTGATAGTGTCGGTAAAATCAACTTTGAAGGTAAAGACATTTATGAAAAGGTTGGAGATGCTGCAATTAAAACAAGAGCATTTTTTAATCATTTTATCAATGTTGATGCCATTGTTATTGAGCATACGGTTTTTATGAATAGTCCAAAAACTGCTGCCGATCTAGCCCTAGTTCAAGGAGCACTGCTTGGTGCTGCTGCAATGTGCGGTATTAGAACAGTAGGCAAGGTATCACCAATAACATGGCAAAACTATCTAGGAAACAAAAGACTATCTAAAGAAGAACAACAGCAAGTAAGGGTTGCAAATCCTGGAAAGTCATTATCCTGGTATAAGACATATGAGCGTGATTTTAGAAAGAAAAGAACAACTAAATTACTTGACATTATTTATGACAAGAAGGTAGAAGACTACGATGTTGCAGATGCCTGCGGTATTGGTCATTGGGCTATTAATAATTGGGATAAGGCTATTGGGGTTGACAAATAACACTATGGCTGGTAAACTATATACATCAGAAGTTTGGTTAAAAAAGAGGTTTTTAATTGATAAGAAGTCTCCAGAAGACATTGCAAAAGAGTGTGGGGCAAGCGTAGAAACCATCTATGTATATCTCGCTAAATTTAATTTAAGAAAGAGCAGACGATGAATAAAGTACAGAAAGTTCTTATTGGGCTAGGTGTTGCTGGTGCTGTTGGGTTTACATATCTGATCACAGCACTCCGTGGTATGCCAGAAGTATTTGACTGGAAAGATGACGAAGAAGAAGAACATGAGTGATAATTTAAATATTACAGTAGATCAGGTAAATCATCCTTCGCACTACACAACAGACCCATCTGGAGTAGAGTGTTTAGAGATTACTCGTCATCGTAACTTTAATGTTGGCAATGCCTTTAAGTATCTATGGAGAGCAGGACTTAAAGATGAATCTAAAACAATTCAAGATCTTGAGAAAGCAATCTTTTATATTAAAGATGAGATTAATCGACTAGAAGGAAAATATAATGTCAACTGAAGTAGACTTAATCAATCATCTTGATGAAATGAATAGTGTTGTTAGTGAGTATTTAAAAGGTAGTGACCCAACCAAAATTGCAAAAGATTTATCAATTGCAAGAGTTAGAGTGGTTGCACACCTTGATGAGTGGAAAGAGTCAGCATCAAACAATTCTGCCATTCGTGCCCGTGCAAAAGATGCTCTGGCTGGAGCAGATGCACACTATAGCAAACTAATATCTAAGTCCTACGAAGTTATTGATGAAGCCTCAATGACTAATAATCTCAGTGCAAAAACTGCAGCAATTAAACTTGTAATGGATATTGAGTCTAAAAGAATTGACATGCTACAAAAAGCAGGTTTGCTTGAAAACAAAGAGTTGGCTGAAGAAATTGTAGAAATTGAAAAACGGCAAGAAGTACTTGTTGGAATACTAAGAGATATCGCTTCATCACATCCAGAAGTCCGTGACCTAATTATGCAAAGGCTTTCAGCAGTTGCAAAAGAAGGAGAAGTGATTACAGTTGTCCACAATGTTCAATGATTTTCTTGAAGTTTTAAAAGAAAACAACTTTGATGAAGTGCCAGTAGATACAAAGACGTTTGTTGAGTCTGTAGACTTTTTAGGGCAGCCACCACTATCAGTAATGCAGTATGAAATTGTTGAGGCAATGAGCCAGATATATAAGAAAGAAGACCTTCAAGATTTAATGGGGCATGAAGAAGGCACAAAATACTATAATAAATACACCAAAAATGAAATTATTTTACAGTTAGGCAAGGGTAGTGGAAAAGACTTTGTTTCTACTGTTGCTTGTGCTTATGTTGTTTATAAATTACTATGCCTTAAAGACCCTGCAAGATATTTTGGTAAGCCAAGTGGAGATGCTATAGATATTATTAACGTTGCAGTAAATGCTCAGCAGGCTAAGAACGTATTTTTTAAAGGATTTAAATCAAAGATTGAAAGATCCCCATGGTTTGCTGGAAAGTATAATCCAAAGGCTGATTCTGTTGAGTTTGATAAAGCAATTACAGTCTACTCTGGTCACTCAGAACGTGAGTCTCATGAGGGTTTAAATTTATTAATGGCCGTGCTTGATGAAATTTCTGGTTTTGCATCTGAGGTAGGAACAGGCAATGATCAAGGAAAGACTGCTGAAAATATTTACAAAGCATTTAGTGGCACTGTAGATTCTCGTTTCCCAGACTTAGGTAAAGTGGTTTTGCTTTCATTTCCAAGATATCAGGGAGACTTTATTTCAAAACGGTATGACGATGTAATCATGGACAAAGATGTAATAGAGCGTAGACATACATATATCATTAATCCTGATTTACCAGAGGACAATCCAGATAATCAACTTGAAATAGTATGGGAAGAAGATCAAATTATTTCATACAAAATACCAAGAGTTTATGCTCTTAAAAGACCTACTTGGGAAGTAAATCCCACTAGAAGCATTGAAGATTTTAAGATGTCTTTCTTTAAAGATATGGGAGATGCAATGATGCGCTTCCTTTGTACCCCAACATATTCATCTGATGCTTTCTTTAAGCAAAAGGATAAATTAGAAAGATGTATGACCTTAAGAAATCCTGTGGATAGTCATAGAAGATTTGATCCTGGCTTTAAGCCAGATCCAGATAAAACCTATTATGTTCATGCTGACCTTGCACAAAAGCATGACAAGTGTGCAGTTGCTATTGCTCATGTTGATAAGTGGGTAAATATTCAGGTAATTAAAGATTATCAACAGGTGGCACCAGTTGTAATTGTTGATGCAGTTGCTTGGTGGGAGCCAAAGGTAGAGGGCCCTGTTAACTTATCTGAGGTAAAGTTGTGGATTCAAAATCTACGCAGAGAAGGATTTAATATTGGAATGGTATCGTTTGATAGATGGCAATCTTTTGATATTCAAAATGAATTAAAGGCTGTTGGTATAAGAACTGATACTGTTTCTGTTGCTAAAAAACATTATGAAGATTTAGCAATGATGATATACGAGGAAAGAGTTGCTATGCCAATGATTCCTTTATTGCTTGATGAGATGAGCGAACTTAAGATTATGAGAAATAACAGGGTTGATCACCCACGTAAGAAATCTAAAGACTTGGCAGACGCCGTTTGTGGGGCGGTATTTGGAGCAATATCCCATACTAGTAAGGATTCCAACCTAGAAATTGAGATCCATACATGGTCTACTGCATCTCGACTTGCAGAAAAGCAAAGGGATATGGTAGAATTAGAAAGTAGGGAAATTCCTGAAGATATCAAGGATTTTCTAGACGAATATAAATTAATTTAATTAAACAAGGAGAAAAATGAATTCATTTAAAAAGATTGCTATTGCTTTGGCTGCAGCCTTGTCAATTAGCACATTTTCAGCCATTCCGACGAATGCTGCTGTAAATGCAGATACGTTCTCAATTGATGCAGTATCAGATACTGTTCAGGTTGGAACATCTGCAACGGCAGTTCTTACTGTTGGATTTTTGGCACAAGGAACTTCAGATGCTGTAACAATTACATCATCTGTAACAAGTCTTCCATCAAGTGCTGCACAGATTGCAACACTTACTTCTTTGGAAGTATCAACTGCTTCAGTTGCTATAGGTGCAGGTAATTATTCTGCAGTTGTTTCATCAACAAGCACTTCTGTTGCAGCAGTTTCTGCAAAACTTACTGCTACATTAACAACGCCTTCTGTTGCAGGTACATATGTTTTGAAGTTTATTCCATCAGTTGCTGGAGTTGTTATCAACTCTGCACCACTAACATGGACAGTTACAGTTGTTGCTCCCGATCTAAAGGCATCGGCACTAACAACAACATCTATTCTTAATTCTGGAGAAACAATTACCGCAACAACAGATGCTACGGTTTATGTATCTAAGGCTGTATCAACAGATGCAGCAGCAGTTGTAGTTGTAACACAGAAGAATGCAGCAAACGGAACAGCATCCGAATCAATGACTGCAACAGTAAACGGTCCAGGACTTATTGGTGTTGGTTCAAATGCAACATCACTTACAGCACAGGGTCGTGCACTTACATTTTCCGCAGGACAGTATCTTGGTATTTTTGCTGACGGCACTGCTGGAACAGGAACAATTACTATCACTTCTGCTTCTGGAGTAATTCTGGGAACAGAGAAAGTAACATTCTACGGAGACATTGCAAAGATAGTTACAACATTAGATAAGGCAGTAATTGCCATTGGATCTAATGCTGATGCTGTTTCAGCAGTTGCATATGATGCACAGGGTGTTGTTGTTGGTTCAGGAACACTTTATGCTACATCTTCAGACTTAGCAACAGTTAACAATTCTGCTGTTGCAGCAACCATTGTTAATGGCGTGGCTAAGTTTGCTGCAAATGGTGTTAAGGCTGGTACTGTAAACATTGTTGTTTCAACAGGCACTACAGCACCTATCGCATCTACTCCAACTGCAATTCGTGTAGAAGGAACAGCATCAAAGGTAAAGGTTGCTTTTGATAAGGCTGAGTATCTTCCAGGTGAGGCTGCAACAATTACAGTATCTGTACTTGATGAAGCAGGATTGTTGATGTCTCCAAAGGCATACACAAATCTATTTTCTACTGGTGGAATTCTTTCATCTTATGCATTTGGTGCAACATCAGAAGTTATTACTTCAGTTGGTGTAACAACAGATTCAACATCTGTAAAAACATACAAGGTATTTATGCCACTAGCACAGGGTGAAGTAAAGATCACCGCTGTTGGTGGAACATCACTACCAATTGCTGGACAGGTAGAAGTATCTGCTACTGCAAAGGTATTTGACAAGAATGCACAAGCCGCACTTGATGCTGCAACAGAGGCACTAGATGCAGCAAATGCAGCAAGCGATGCAGCAAACGCAGCAGCAGAAGCAGCGGATGCAGCAACAGCAGCAGCGCAAGAGGCATCAGAGGCAGTATCTGCTCTATCAGTACAGGTTACAGAGATGATCAATTCTCTTAAGTTGCAGAATGACGCTCTACGTAAGCAACTTATAGCACTTACCAACTTAATAATTAAGATACAAAAAAAGGTAAAGGCATAGTTTAAAAACTACAAATTAAGGGGCTAGAGAAATCTAGCCTCTTTTTTGTTGTATAAAAATGATATAATAGCCTTATTAGTCATATCACCACTACGACTATAAGGAGAGAATTATTAAGCAATTAATAAGGATGCTTGTTGTTATATCTTTAATATTAACACCACTGCTTTTATTGACAGATGAAGCCCA